TGAGATAGAAACTGTTGATTTGAGAGAGGAAGTGTAATGGGATACACAACTGTAAAAGTACCGACAATCACAATGGATGAATTGTCACAAGCTCAGAAAGAATATTCTTTCTTTTCTGAGATAAAAGAATCAATCAATCGCAAAAAGAAGAGAACGCCTGGAAATGGTTTTGCATTATTAAAGTGTGAAGAACGTATGAAACCACTAGAATTGTTGTTTGATGCGATTGACCAAGAAAAGGTTCTAATCGTATGATATTTGTTGCACATAGAGATTTTGAACCATATGGTGATTATTACGACTATTGTTTAGGACGTATGATACATGATGATGGTGACGTTATTAAGTGGGATTGGACTATCTATAAAGCTGTAAGGGAAGAAGACTTTACAGAAGACCTAGTTTCATACAGAAGTTATGAAGAAATCTGTGGGTTAGATGTATCACCCTATGAAAGAGATATGTCAAAAATAAAAGAACTTTTTGAAGAAAAGTGCTTGACTTTGTTATCAGAACATGGTATAGTATATACATAATCAAGAGAGAAAGTGATTCGGAAATGTATTGACAACATTCTAAAGACATAAAAAGTGCGAGTAAGTTCCCCCCATATGAATTGAAAGCTATGTCTAAACAAGGAGATATGGGGGCACATTAGATAAAAGTCCAGACTAGTGTGTATGACAGTGAAGCGACCACAGTAAAAGCCTGGCATTTTTTAAAAAAAGACTTGACTTTGTTATTAGAACATGGTATAGTATAAACATAATCGAAATTAAATAGTCATAGGAGAGAAAAATGGCACATATGGTAGAAACAATGGCATACGCTGGTGAGTTGCCTTGGCATGGTCTTGGAGTGAAGGTCATAGATGATTTGACACCAGAACAGATGATGCAAAAAGCAGGAGTTGATTGGTCTGTTGAAAAACAAGACTTGATTACTTCTGGTGGGTCAACTGTTTCAAATAAACAGGCACTTGTACGGTCTTCAGATGGTTCAGTTCTTGACGTAGTTGGTAAAGGTTGGAATCCAGTTCAGAACGCTGATGCCTTCAACTTTTTTGAAGAGTATGTTCGTGCTGGTGATATGCAGATGCATACTGCTGGTTCGTTAAATGATGGTAAGATGGTTTGGGCACTTGCAAAGACCAACGAATCATTTGAACTTTTCAACGGTGATGTTACAGAGAATTACTTTCTGTTTTCAAATCCACATGAGTTTGGAAAAGCGATTGATATTCGTATGACACCAATTCGTGTAGTTTGTAACAACACTTTAACACTTTCACTATCACAAGATAGTGATGCAATGGTTAAGGTCAATCACAGAAAAGAGTTTGACGTTGCAGAAGTTAAAGAACAGATGGGTATTGCTCGTGAAAAAATGGAACAGTACAAAACAATGGCTGAGTTCCTTGGTTCAAAACGATACACTTCTGAGAATATCGTTCAGTACTTCAATGAAGTATTCGGTTCGGTTGCAAAAGAAAAGGTAGACGGTGTAACACCATTCACTTCCAACAATGCGAAAAACGCTATGGAATACTTGGATACACAGCCTGGTGCAAACTTTGCTCAAGGTTCTTTCTGGAACGCTTTTAACACTGTCACTTACATGACAGACCATATTCAAGGACGTTCAAATGATGGACGAATGACTAGTTCATGGTATGGACGAAATCGTAGGGTCAAGTTGAAAGCACTTGATAAGGCACTTGAGTACGCTGAAGCTGCCTAAAAAAGAATTTGTGTGGGGATTGAAATTTGGTTTTCAATCCCTATATAAATACTATGGTATACGCCTAATGGGTATACAATTTAATCTTGCTTAATATAAGGAGAAATAAAATGGTAAGAAACAATCTAAGTCTATTCGACAACTTTAATCAATTAACACCTTTCGCAGTTGGGTTTGAACGTCACTTCAACCGTCTTAATGACTACGTTGAACATAACGCTACATCCACTGGTTTCCCGCCTTACAATATACAAAAGGTAGAAGATTTCAAATATGAAATCGAAATGGCGCTTGCTGGATTTTCTAAAGATGATTTAGAAATCGAAAAAGCAGATGGTGTGTTGTCGATTCGTTCTACAAAAGAATCAAGTGATAAAAATGATGATGAGTTTACTTTACATAGAGGAATCTCGTATAGAAAATTCAACAGAAAGTTTACACTTGCTGAAGATGTAGAAGTAATTGGTGCATCTCTAAAAGATGGTCTTTTGACTGTTAGTCTAGAACAAATTGTTCCAGAAGAGAAAAAACCAAAACTCATTACTATCAAGTAATTGATAGAAATACTGAGGAGTGACTTGACATTGCTCCTCTTTTATGTTATAGTCTAAACAGTAATCATGATAATAAGGAGAATATATTATGAGTAGACCCAAAATGTCTAAAAAACAGAAGGTACTAAACCTTCTATCTAAAGGTGAAAATGTAACATGGAAAACTTTGAGAAAAAGATTTGACCTTGTGTCACCAACTAAAATGATTGATACTCTTAAAAGTGAAGGTCATTGTATATACACAAACGACACTGCAAAAGGTGTCGCATACAGACTTGGTACGCCTTCAGCGGCAATCATTTCTGCTGGTATTGCATCTGTACTTGGTACACAATACGCATACTAAACTGAAATTGGAGAGGGGGGTCTTCCCCCTCTTCCTAATATTATATTATGGAGTACACATTTGAAAATCTTTGGTAAAGAAGATAAGCCTGTTGAAGAAGAGTTAATTAACTACAAATATTCTGAAGACAGAATTTTAAAAGAACTTGCTGAATATATTAATGCGACATATAATCAGCACTATTCCCAAAACAAATTCCAAGCAACTGAATTTATTCTAGACTCTGGTCATGGAACTGGATTTACTATTGGTAATATCCTAAAGTATGCACAGCGTTATGGTAAAAAAGGTAGTAGGGAAGATGCAAGAAAAGACTTGCTTAAAGTAATCCATTATGGTATAATCGCATTACATAATCATGACAAGGAGAAAAATTGATATGAAACTTAGTAATGATACTAGAGAGGTGTTGAAGAACTATTCTACAATCAACGCTAATCTATTGGTGACTTCTGGTAATAACATTGCAACAATGTCTCAAATGAAGAACATTGTATCTAAAGCAACTCTACCAGATACATTTGAAAGTGAATTCGCAATCTATGATTTGAACGAATTCCTATCTGCAATGTCATTGTTTGATGACCCAGAGTTAGACTTTGGTGATAATAGTGTAAAGATTTCCCAAGGTGGACAATCACTTAATTATTTTTACAGTGACCCAACTGTGGTAACTACACCTAAATCAGACATTACAATGCCTGACCCAGATGCAGTGTTTACACTTAAACAAAGTATCTTCAATCAAGTATTGAAGGCTTCATCTGTTCTAGGTGTTCCAGACATGGTTCTGGACGTAAACGAAACTGGTCATATGAACCTTAGAGTTTCAGACCGAAAAAATGATACTTCAAATAGTTTCAGTGTTGAAGTTGGAGAAGGTGGTACACCAAATCAAAAGTTTTTCTTTAAGGTTGAAAACTTAAAGTTACTTTCTGGTGACTACGAAGTTAAAGTATCCTCAAAGGGTATCTCTAATTTTAAGAATGTCAATAAGGATGTTGAATACTTTATCGCACTAGAAGCTGCTTGAGGATTAGTTTATGAATGAAATATTATGGGTAGAGAAGTATCGTCCTCAAACGATTAAGGACGCAATACTTCCATTTGAGTTGAAACAAACATTTCAACAATTTGTAGACAACAAAAGTTGTCCTAATTTACTACTGTCTGGTTCTGCTGGTTGTGGTAAGACTACCGTTGCAAAAGCGATGTTAGAAGAACTAGGTTGTACCTACATGATGATTAACGGTTCTGAGGAATCTGGTATTGATGTTCTCAGAAACAAAATCAAGAACTTTGCGAGTACTGTCTCTATGGATGGTAACCGTAAGTATGTAATCCTAGATGAAGCAGATTATCTTAATCCACAATCTACACAGCCTGCGTTGCGTGGGTTTATAGAAGAGTTTAGTAAGAACTGTGGATTTATTCTAACTTGCA